CCCGAACCTGAAACGTGCTGCTGAGAGACCCCCTTCCGTTAAGGGAAGGGGCATTCCTCGTTCGCATGCTAAGGCTAAGGGCCGCGTCCACCTTCCCCGGACTCGGACCTCTCCGAAGAAGGAGGGTCCCCCGGAAGGAACGCAAACGACGGACGGCTGGAAAGGAGTTCCGTTCTTAGAACGGGTCGTCCTTGCCGCCGCGGCAGCCTCAGGAGTCTCGAAGTCAGATTCCGGTCTTCTCCCGGAGATGCGATACGCTCGGGCTGGGGATGCGAGCGCGCTCAAGAAGCAGTCTGCCACTCGACGCACGAAATGGATCATTGGATCCGGATCGCGTGTCGACGCGCAGATGAGCTTCGTAGGGCGTGCCCTTCCCCCCGGCAGCAAGGATGCTGCAGCCGAGGCGTTCCGGCAACACAGGGAAGACTACACTTCTAGCTTCAAGACCGATGAGGTACACCTCTCTGCTTGCACTGCATTCGTAAAGCGGTGGGCGAAGGCCAGGTTGGTGAAGCCCAAGGTTCTAATCGAACCTCCGGCTTGGCCTTCAGGGAGTTCATGTTTCGAACGAACTGCCAAGAAGGGTGGGACACTTTCCTACCTGATTGAACGTTCTGCTGAGCAGGAACCTCCAGTCCACTACTTGTCCGATGCGGTTGCGGTCGAAGTGGCCCAGGATATCTCGCTGTTTTCCTACGCCCTAAAGCGTTTGAAAGAAGGCGAAATCCCGGTACACAAGGTCGCTTGCATTACGGAGAGGGGTCTTAAGACTCGTATGGTCAATGTGGGGCCAGCTTGGTGTCAAGTTCTTGGCCACTCGGTTCGGAAGCACTTACTTCGCGGACTCAGGGCCACACAGGGTGCCTATCAGCCATTAGTCGGAGCCGAGGATCACGACATCCTTAAACTCTTCGATGGGGCTACCGCTGAGACTGTTGTCTCGACGGACCTCACTAGAGCCACGGATCTCATTCCCCTCGATCTGGCTTCTGCTGTTGTCGACGGTCTAGCCGAGAGTGGGCGACTCTCACCTTTGGAGATCGATGTCCTCAGGGTCCTTACAGGACCCCAAAGACTGATTTATCCTGGGGAAGAGGAACCCGTTCTCAGCACCCGCGGTATCTTGATGGGGCTTCCCACCTCCTGGTGCGTTTTGTCACTTATCCACCTTTATTGGTTGGATGTGGCGAAACACGCCGCTTTGGAGGCTGCTGGGAGGAGGAAACCCCGCATTCGCTTTAGCATTTGCGGCGACGATGCCTTACTCGCGACCACGGTCGTGGGTGCGGCTTCATACGCCCAATGCGTCAGAGACTGCGGGGGGTCTCCCTCTTACGGGAAGCATTATGAATGTACCGAGGGGTCCGTTCGACGTGCAGTGTTCCTCGAACGATTGTACGAGTGGGACGTTGTTGATTCGAAGCTCCGAACTGGTGTTCGCTTTCCGGCGATACCGGTAAAGGGCTTCACGTCCCGTAATCTACCTCGTGATTTCGTAGAGGATCGGCTTGTGTCATGTAGGTCCTTTGGGCTTAGACAGATCTTGGGAATCGACTCATTACTGAGTCAGAACCCGTGTCTAGAGTTGCCTTTGAGGGATTACATGATTAGGCGCACGGCGTGGTTACCTAAATACGCGGAGGAGGTGCTGGGTCTGATAGGAGGGTTCCCTCTCAAGTACGGAGGGTTCCCCCTCTCCCCTC